ACCCGATCTTAGGAAGTTGCCTGCCGCAATACCCAAATCGTATGCATTATCCGTATCCGGAGTATAGTTCTGATTAACCGCTGATAAGTCTGCACCACCTCCACCTGACTGTGCTACCCAATCATAGTCTGAACCTGTCCAACTTAATACTTCACCGGATGATGCTGTGCCAGTGTTTAGATGTGCATCCACATTTGTATCTGCATAAGCACTTGGTATTGTAGGTTGGTTTGATAAACTATTATAGTCACCATCAAAGGCATCTGTAATTCCATAACCTGCGATTGTAGTCGGTGTTGATGTTAAATCTGCAAATGCTACACTTGTAACTGGAGTATTAATTAAATCATTATAATCACCTGAAGTTGCTACTGATGATAATGTAGGTGCTCCAGAAAGTACACTATATGGAATTGTTCCGTTAACACCATCTACAAGTAATGTTGAATTATCAGCAAAAACTGATCCTACTAAGTCACCATCTACAGGACCTGTATGTGTTCCTACTGTATTGTTATTAAGTGTTCCACTTACTACTGAAGCAGGAATAATACCATTAATAGCATCTACAAGTAGAGTACTGTCATCTGCAAAGACAGATCCTTTAGTATCGGTTGTAAGTGATACAGTTCCGCCTGTTTCAACTACTCCTAGTCTAGTTGTTAAGTTACTAACGTCATCGTAAACTTCTGTAAAGTTTTGATTAATCTTGTTAAAAGCAGTACGTAGGTTATCTCCGGTTCTATCGTTAGCACTTGTTCCAATGTTTACTGTTAGTTTTGCCATCTACCTACGCTCCTGTTCCACTGTTCAATGTTTTGATCAGCGTGGCTAATCTATCTAATGCTTCTCCTACCGTTGTTGGAGCATCTCCATTCCAGTCACCTGGCGTAGTAGGATAGTACCTCAAATTCCCTAATTCATCTAGTATTACTGTAGAATCATCTGCAAACACTGTACCTATAAATGATCCTCTAATATTATCTGATTGAATTGGACCAACAATCTTTGCTTCTACTGCATCTACAAGTTTAGTTGAATCATCAGCAAATACTGAACCAGTCATATCACCTGTTTGATATCCTGTTACGTCACCTGTTACGTTACCTGTAAGTGGTCCTGCAAAATTTGTGTTAGCAGTAATAACCGTTCCTGTCACTGCTGCCGGAGTTGTACCTCCAACAATACCGTCAACGTTACCTGTAACGTTACCAGTAACATTTCCTGTAAGGTCACCAAATAAAGTGCCGTTTACAGCGTCAACCATAATACTTGAATTGTCTGCAAATACAGATCCTGTTACATCACCTGTATGATAACCTGTAGTATCACCTGTTACATTTCCTGTTACATTTCCTGTTACGTTACCGTAAACATCTGCATAAACATCTGCAACAATTCTGCCCATTACAGCATCAACTAGTAGTGTTGAATCGTCTGCAAAAACTGAACCGTTAATATCAATATTTTGATCTAGTGTAAATGTAATTCTATCATTGATACCATCCGTAGTAATTACAATACCATAACCTTCTATAAACTCTAATGTATCTGCTGTGTTATCCGGACTTACATCTGCTTGTCCTGAAACAGCAAATGTACCAAACGTGTTAACTGCTGGTGCAGCATTGGTTACTGTTACAATACCAGTTGCGTCATCTCTTGAAAGCGTAACACCAAACCCGGCATCTAGATCAAGTACACCAGTGTTTGTAAGTGTAACAACACCTGTGGTATTATCTCTCGAAATACCTGATCCTACTGGAAGACCTGATGGCAATGTGCTACCGTTACCAACACTTGTAACACCTGTGTTGCTTAGTGTGATATTACCTGTTGCAGCACTTACACTAATACCTGTACTGCCTGCAAGTTGTGTAACACCTGTGTTAGCAATAGTAATACTTTCAGCACCACTATCTACAGTCATTTGGATCGCTGTACCACTTAATAAATTAAGACTGTCTACAAAACTACTTGCAACAACTACTTGGTCATTATCAACTTGTACTTCTTTAAAAAATGTTTTGTTAGGATCTAGGATAGGTACAGGATCAGCATCTTCATCTTCTGTAAAGATTGTAGAACCAAATGGTAAAGTGATTGTATTCCCTTGTCCTCTAATTAATGCAGTTCCTAACCATAGTCCGTTGTTTTCTGCACCAGGAACTTCACTACCTGGTTCAATGTGTACTTCTCTCCATTGCTTAGTTGCTGAACCTAAATCAAATCTACCTGTTTCTGCTGGAATAATACTGTTTCTAAATACATCAAAGTCTAGGTTTGCAAATGGTGAAAAGCCTTGTAATGTACCACCGGATGATGGATAACCATCGTGTGCTGATCCATCAACTGCTGTAGTTAATGCTTCGTCAGTATAAAGTAAAACTTCGTCTTCGCTATCAATTTTTACATAGTATTCGTTACCATCAAGTTGTGATACACCTGTGCTTTTGATTACAATTCTTGTAGCACCCGTAAGTTCGTGACTACCATCTGTAGTTACTTTTACAGGATTGCTTTGGTCAATATTAATAATATTAACTTCTCTGTATTGAGCAATGGCTGCACCGACCTGTGTAAAGTTTTGATTTATAATATCAAAAGCATCGTGAATCTTTTGCCAATTGAGTGGTGGATTACCTGGATTAATATTGTTATCAAATATAGCCATTATGATCTCCCTACCGCAACTTCAATTGTTCCTATATGATCACTATCATATGCTTCAATTGCTTTACCAATAATTGTTCCTGCTTTAGGATCATCTGTTGCAACTGCAACACCTGGTATGTGTGAAGTTACTATAGTATCACCTTTTTCAATTTTTCCTGCAACTTTTACAGGAACTCTACCTTGTAGTGCAACTAGATTTTTCAATCCTGGACACGCACTGTACATAACATACGCTGCTCTGTCTGAAACAACACCTGCTACTTTTCTACTCATACGTTCTGTAGTAGTTGTAACTTCTTTTTCACCACCAAATACTAGCACAGTACCAACTTCGTATTCTTTGTCACCTTCGTAGTATTCTGCAAGGTCAGCAGCATAAGTTGCTTCAAATCTTGATTCGTTTGGTGATGTTCCTGTAAGTGACCATCTACCTGTAACTTGACCGGTTGTTGTATTACCACCTGTTGTAAGCACAAGTGTTTCTACCGAACTAGCAACAATAGGTGCATTGTTCAAACCATCTTGTGTCTTAAATTCGTGTTTGTTATTCCAATACTGGTTAGTTTTATCTTGCGACAATGAACCGTCTTGTAAGTAAATACCGCCATTACCACCATAGGTATAAAGTCTAATAAATCCGCCCGATGCAACAGTACCTGTATCAATAGCAGTTTTAGTATCAATTTTTAATGTACTAAAGTCTGCATTGTTAGCAGCAAAGTCACCGTTACTATCTCTTTGGATAAGTGTATTATTATCACCAGATCCAGTATATGCTGCTACTGCGTCGATAACTGTATAATCTAAATCATCAGTATTACTTACAGCATTTGTTCTACGTAAGAATCCAATGGTACCATATTGTGTTTTTTTAATACCGCCGCCGTTATCAACAACAGTTGAAAACGACACATCAGCAGCATCATCAGTTGTAAGTTGGTTGTTACCAATAACACTTCTTGCTGTAACTTGTGCTAATGCACTTCTTGGAGTACCGTTATCTTTTAATGTTATCCAACCATTACTTGCTGTAAATTGTGCATCGTCAAAACTAGCAACACCACTTGCTGCTTGTTTATCTTCTTGTGTACCTGTCGGTGCTGCTGCATTTGTACCTGCAAGTTGCATTAACAATTTACTTTGTTCGATACCTGCTGCACTATTAACATCAGCATTTAAAATTGTGTCTGGATTAATCTGTGCATCAATAGTATTTGCAGTTGAATCAATATTAAAGTCAATATCACCAACAACGCTAACGTTAATCGCTTCTTGTCCAACACCTGTAAACACAATAAATTCGTTTGCCGCAACTGAATCAAAGCCAAAGTTTTGAATATTTTCAAACGTTAAACTTCTAAGGTTAACTGCATCTTGTGGATCAGTAGGATCAGCAAGGTTAACAACCTTGTTAGTAACATCCATATCCACAGGGCCTTTCATTGGAAGGCCGCCATCTAGTGCTAAGAAGCCACCGCTTAATGGTGGAATCAAGTTACCTTGTGGCACCGCAGCACCATTGTGTGTTTTACCTAAACGTCTTTCAATATAAACACGAGCAGCATTCTCTGTTGGTACTGTATCAACAGCATTGTCACTCATTCCAGAGTCTGTTGAGAATTCAGCAATAGGAACACCACGTTTAAATCCAAGTCCGTCCAAGTTACTCAATGCAATCGCTGCTGAGAATGTAACCTGACCAGTACCTTGGTCAACACTAAAGTAAGGTCCAACTCTGAAATTACCAAATTGGTCAGTGGTTACATAGAACACACGTCCCACATCACGTTCATCTGTTTCAGTTGCTGCGTTAACTGCATTAACAGGTGGACCGTAAATTTCATTTGGATAGTTAGTGTCTGCGTATGATCCTGTACCAATGTCTAGTAAATCGTGTGATGTAACACGAGTCAACGAAATTCTAATTGTTAAGTTACCATCAGCGCCACCAGCTCTTGCTGGTACAGCACTTCTCATTGTGTAGGTAGCACCAAAATCTAATAAACTATCTTCTAAAGGTCTGTTAAGTGTAATTCTTGCATATGGTTCTACGTTAATATCATCTTCTGATTCGTATGTATCAATGATATATTCTTCACCTTTGAATAGCATTCTTGAACCAGGCACTCTTGATCTATCTGCAGGAGCAACTGGAACAACAGCGATTTCAGTATCACCTGCTAAACCTTTTACTTTAGCATAGGAATGTGTACCTGCTTGTGGACTAAATGATTCAAGTTGTACAGCAGCAGCCAATGTAGGCCATTCTAAACTTACTGTAAATGTGTCTGCCGTTGGTGTACTATAAACAAAGTAATGATTCTGTTCGTTAATACCTGTTGGTAGTTTATCTGTAGTTTGTACAACAATACAATCGCCCTGTGTTAGTCCGTGTCCTACACTTGTAAACACAGCCGGCGCACCGATACTAATCGTTACTGGAGTAGTTGGTCCTTGAGAATATGTTCCGCCAGCGCCTGTAGTTCCTACAATCTCACCTGGCTTATAAAGAGTTAAGTCGATATAGTCATAGTTTTCTCTAAGTGTTGTTTTACCAAGTCCTTCAACATTGGCTGTAATAGTTCCTGTACCAGTTGTAGTAGTACCAATAGCATTAGTTTGAAGTGACGTTCCAATTTGGAAAGTAGTATCTGTTAGTCCAGTTTCCTTAACGTAATATTTCTGTCCTTCTAAGATACCTTCTGGTAAGTCTCCAGTAGACTCAAATGTAAAGATATAGTTACGTAATTGTTTGTGAGGAATAATACCTTTAAGAGTTAATCCAGTTCCTGTTGTTAACCCAAGTGTAACACCTCCTGGCGAAGCACTAAAAATTGCTTGATTATAATTAGGAACATCAATAACATAGTATGTTACACCAACACTAAAACCTACCTGCGTAGATTGAGCAGTAAATGTATCTCCTCTTCTTAATCTGTGAGGCTTATCAAATGTTGCGATATCGCTTGAGCTATCTGTATCAGTAATTGTTGCTAACATTCTAAGTGTTGTAATAGCACCACTTGTAAATGTTACTTCGAAGTTACCTCTACTATCTGAATAGTCTTCAAACTGTAGAACACGATAAACGTTTGATGATTCATTAAGTTTTAAACCTGTTGACGGTCTTGTTGCAACGTTAACAATATCACCTGTTAAAATAACCTGCGAGTTTGAACGCAATGACATTTTAGTTCCATCTGGAATACTTGCAAATAGTCCGTCAAAGTTTCCTGTTTCGTCAGATGTTAAGTTAAGTCTTGCAACGCCATCTGGTAAATCCTGCGTGGTTACCGAAGTAACTGGATATCTATAAATTAAATTTCCGTGATCAACTTCAAGTTCTGAGTTGTTTAACGGAGTATAATCGTAGTTTGTAACATAAACAAACAAACCATTTGCTGTTGAAGCAAATGCAGGAGTAGGAGCATAGGCATCTACTCGTTGTGCAAGGTCATTGAACAGTGTAACTGGTGTTGGAACTTCTAATGGATCTGAACCTTCTGCTACAAGAGCATAGACGCCGTGTGCAGACGAACCGCCTACTGAACGTATCTGCGCACCATTGATTGAATAGTAAGATGCGTAACAGTAGTATGTAAACATCGAAACTGATTCTGTCAAACCACCGTTTGTTGCAACTAGGCCATACCCCATATCTGCAACTTGTGTAAAGTCATTTGATAGCATTGATCTGTTACCAGGCATCAATACTTCATAAATTCTTAGATATTGAATAGTTCCTGAACCGCCTGTTGTAATTTCGATAGGAACTTCGCCATCAAAATCTGCTTTAATTTGGAAAGTGTTATTTGTTAATCCATCTTCAAAAACATAGTAATCTCTGTCTGCTACAAGCGGTGCTGGTAATGATCCGCCTTGAGATCTAAATCTAACAATTGCGCCAGCCTGCAGTCTATGGTCATT